GTGGACATGGTTTCTCATTCGAGGAGACAACCGTATGTTCACATAAACATATGAAACATACGAGAGCTCTTACACTACTGTAAGAGAAACTATACAGCAGAATACCGTCCTAATAGTTAAACCTATTAAGTCTGACCCAGTTTGACTGAGAGGGAGTGTTTAAAAACACTCCCTAGGGTTTTCACCCCCCTAGATTTTTCCAGATACTAGGTAGGGCTCGGGTTCGTGGGTTCGCCACCCAACACCATCTTGTTTAACAGATAGTGCCCTGCGAATTGAAAAGCTGAACTACAAAAGATAGTTAGCTACTGCTGCGACATCAGTCACCCCGGGGGGGAGACCCATCATCGGACCAAGAAAAGAAATTGTTGTAGCTGCGGTTTTGGCTATTCCGCGAGCAACTGATAACATATTCTCCTCAGGAGGTAGATCCGGTTGATGAGCATTCTCTCCTAAGGCTCCTTGAATCGCTGAGTAACCTAGAAAATCAGAAGTGGAAGCAGTTGTTGTGGGATTGAAGTTCCCGACAATTTCAAAGTGTGCCATCGCATCAAATTCAAAAGCTGCACCAGGTGGAGCTCCTTCTACTGCAAGCAGTAGACAGGATCCAGATGGTGCCTCAATATCAGGTGAATACTCAAGATAGGCTAAATCAGTTGGAACCGAAGGCTTCCAAACAACATAATGGAATTCTCGATCAACAGGGCCAGGCTCTGTTTCTCGATTGGCCAAAAGTGTTTGGACAGCAACGGCTCCACCAGTAAAGACAGAATCATTGATTGGATGACGATACTCTATAATTCGTCCAGAACGAGTCAACTCAGCACCAATATATCTTGCCTTAATACCAGCACCAACCACTCTACGACGTCCTGTAGCGGACACGGCAAAGAGGTCATTGCTGTAAGGTGAGTTATTATAATACTGAGTTAACATAGTACCCGGAGATGAAGGATTATTGCCAATAACCGATAAATTGTATAACGATGTAGTTCCCATACACATGGGAGCACCGTTAAAACAAACATATGGGTTCATGACTACATATCCAACACCTAGGGTTCCAACCTCAAAACGACCACGCACAAAGAATGGTACTTTATAACTAGGAATAGTGACTGCATCGGGGACACAGGCGCCACCAGGAACATTCCATGGATCGACGAGTGCTTTAACATAAAGTTTAGCACACTCCGACATGGTTGAGTAACTCAATGCTCCGGGTTTCGCCCGCGAACCTTTAGCAACCTTCTTCTGGTTATTACCTTTTCTCATAGTTTGACTAAGTTGGTAGTCCTTATATCGTTTCGATCGCTCAGCTTTTGACAAGTTAGACTTGTCAAATTTTGCCTTGTGTTTCGTCAAATACTGCTCTTTCGATAACATCTTTATAACTATACTCATATTTAAAACCCTCCTCGGCGCCCAGCCAAAAACTATAAATAGTTGATGACCTAGTGGGGACGCCATTGGTGCGCACCATTGATATGAATGATCCATCTATATTAGTAGCTAATAGATTGACCAACTTTGTACGTATAGTATTAAAGACGATCTCGTCGTACCACGAGAGCAGCATCAAAGCGAAACCTTTGGAAAATTCTTCATCTACAGAGACCCCTCCTCTCACAGATTGGTGGAGAGAGGATACAAGTCTTTTCGACGGATAGGAGGGAAGGTACCGCTTCCCAACCTTTACTACTTTGGCACCAAGAAATGATGACCCAACCGGTCCACGACTTTCCCCAGTAGCACTCAACTTTAGATCAAAACCCAAATCATCATATGCCTGAGCATATAAACGACGATATAGATCATTGACCATACAAGTCGGGTAACTACCAAGAATGTCGTCTCCGTATAGATCACAACACAACAGGTTTGGATCAAACCCATTGCGGCTGAGGAGTATCCGAAAATACTCAACAACCATCTGGTGCATGATACAGTTGTCTCCAGTAGTGGTCCCACTACCAGAATTATTCCCCTGCTCTCTCTTATGCACGACATCTCCATTAGGAAGTAACAAATATGACGAGACTGTATTATCAATAATCCAGTCAAGTCTCTTTGATCGAGGAAAATTCCTCGTCCTAATATCATAGACATCACGCAACAAAGCACAGCGGCGGTCCCAACCAGAAACATCACTAAAGAAAAAAGTTCTGTCCTCTGGCATGAAACCACCACTGTTATGAGCAGAAATCATTGCATCCATACCGCCATATTGAAAAACAACGCCATACCTTATATTACCGGTTTTCGCGTTCTTCAAGATAGCATCCTGCTTCCCAAAATAGGACTTCTGATGCCACAAGAGATTCAGTGCGGGATTTATAAACGTTCTAAGTTTATCTTCCTCAATCTCCTCCACTGCT